CGAAGAATGCTGACGTGAACGCGGCGCAGCTTATGGTAAAGCCTAGTATCCGTGCGCGTATAGACGAACTTAAAGCCGAAAGGTCAAAGCGTGTCGGTATATCCGCTGATCGCGTTGTTCAGGAGCTGGCCCGCATCGGATTTATTAAGGCGTCGGACGTGATCAACATGAAGGACGCTACAGTGAAAGCGGATGCCGACGCCGATGACATAGCAGCGATTGCATCAGTGAAGGTAAAAGAGACTTTTGGTGATTATCCCAGCATTGAGCGCGAAGTAAAGCTCTGCGACAAAACAAAGTCGTTAGAGCTGCTGGGCAGGCATCTGGGCATGTTCAAGGATGACATAAACCTAAACGTCAGCCTTCCGAAGATCGTGGACGATATCGGTGGTGGTGGCAGTGGCTGAGATCCGCATATCGCAGATCACCGGGCCGGCGTTTTATACCGTACATCAGGACATCCGCCGGGAGGCATACAGTGAGTACTGGCTGAAGGGTGGGCGCGGCAGCGCCAAATCTTCGTTCATCAGCCTTGAGATTGTGCAGGGCATTGTTCGCGATCCGGAAGCCAATGCCATCGTTTACCGTAAGGTTGCCGACACCCTGCGCGATAGCGTATACGAGCAAATAGAATGGGCCATCAACGCCCTGGAGCTGGGGCCCTGGTTCAAGTGCAAGGTCAGCCCCATGGAGATCATCTACATGCCTACAGGGCAGCGGATCATGTTCCGCGGAGCTGACGACCCGGGCAAGAGCAAATCCATCAAGCTCAAAAAAGGTTATTTCAAATACCTCTGGTTTGAAGAGCTGACCGAATTCGCTGGGTTGGATGACATCCGGACAATCAAGGCCAGCATCATTCGCGGCGGCGGGCATGCATTTACTTTTTACAGTTATAACCCACCAAAGTCGGCAAACAACTGGACCAACGCCGAATGCCTGATCCCTGTCCCCGGCCGCCTGGTGCATCACAGTGATTATACGCAGGTCCCGCCTGAATGGCTGGGGCCTTCTTTCTTGGAAGCAGCAGAAGCACTAAAGGCCACAAATGAGAAGGCGTACCGTCATATTTACCTTGGCGAGATCACCGGGACTGGCGGCCAGGTGTTCGACAATCTCAAGATTGAATCCATTCCCGAAGATCTGCGCAAGACGTTTGACCGCTTTTACAACGGCGAGGACTTTGGATTTGCCGGGGATCCGGATGCCGTTGTCAGGATGCATTACTCTTCGAAACTTCGAACCTTGTACTTCACTGGCGAGGTGTACGGGTCAGGAATGAATGCCGATGTACTGGCTGAGAGAGTCATGGCACTGATCGGAGTCGAGTACATCACCTGCGACAATGAAGACCCGCGCATGATCAACGAGCTGAAGCGCCGCGGCATCCGGGCATTGCCGGCCAAGAAAGGCGCGGGCAGTGTCGAGCACGGTATGCGCTGGCTGCAAGATCTGGCATGCATCTGGATCGATCCAATCCTGTGCCCAAATGTTGCCCGTGAGTATTCAGGTTATGAGTATAAGCAGGACCGCTTCGGTAACTTCCTTGCTGAGTATCCAGACAAAAATAACCACACCATTGATGCCGGTCGGTACGGCGTGGAGCCTGTATCAACTGGTGGAAAACTTGGTTTTGCGGCCGCTGCGCCAGTAAGGAGATGACTTTTTTATGTTGACTGATTTGACATTTATTCAGACCGGCGCTGCCTGGCCGCCCGTGAGCGAACAGGACCGCATGCAGACATATATCGACAACCGCAAATTGTTCGAGGCCGAACATGCCGGGATCAACAATGGTGTGTTTGCGGAAGCATTCAAGCGAATCATGCGCGAGGCAGCAGATTCGGGCATCCCTACGCCGGCAGTGTCGTATGAGGTGGTTGTCAACTTCCCCAAGCTGATCAGCGTGTCTACTGCCGGGCTGCTATTCAACAAGATCCCAGGTATTGTGGCAGGCGACAAAAACGATACGCCCGCTATGCTTGCAGCACAGGACATAACCGAACGCAGTGCCCTGCAAGACACGCTGTACACATGTGCCCTGGATGTCAGCCGGTTCGGCGACGGCCTTCTTCTGGTGCGTGATGAAGGCGGGAAAGGCATCATTGACCTGTCCAGGCCCGACGTATGGTACCCAGTCGTGGACGGTGCGAACATCCGCCGCGTGCAGTACCATGTGCTGGCTACCCCTTACGTGGTCAACAGCACTTCATCAGTGGTTGGCGTGCCTCCGGAACAGTACCTGCGCATTGAGATCCACAGCAAAGGCAGCTATGAGATACGCGATCACAAGCTGTACGGCGGCAGGATCGGAGAGCTTGTAACCGAAACACCGGGAAAAAAGCGCATCGTTCAAACCGGCATGACCGACTTTTCGGTAATCCCCGTGCCTAACCTGCGCACATCTGATCGGGTGCATGGCTTCGATGATTATGCTGATATTCAAGCTCTGGTGTGTGAGTTGGAAGTGCGCATGGCGCAGATCGCCACCGTGCTGGACCGGCACACCAACCCCACGATGCAGGGGCCGGAAGACGCATTGCAGATCACCACGGACGCAGACGGCAATGTTCAAAAGACGTTTATCCCTGGGCAGTATTTTGTCAATCAAGCCGGAGCGACCCAAGGGAAGATCGAGTACATCACCTGGGACGCCGAGCTTGAGGCCAATTATAAGTACATCGAAAAGGTGATCGAGCTGATCCGCGTCATATCGGGTATGGGCTCTTTACTGTCGGACCTGTCTGACAAGTCCGGCGCCATCCCTTCCGGGGCGGCAATGCGCCGGATGCTGTACAACGCAATCAGTAAAATTGCCCGCCTGCGAAACAACTTCGCGGCGGCTATCAAGAAAGCGCTGCTTCTGGCCAGCCAAGTGTCAGGGACAAGCCTTGTGGGCAAGTCTATTTCCATCGACTGGCCTGATCCCCTACCCCGTGACCCCAAGGAGATGGCCGAAATTGCCAACATGCGTACCGGCAGCAAGCAGACGCAGAGTACCAAACGGGCCATCATGGAGTTGGACGAGATGTCCGAGGAAGACGCCGAAGAAGAGTTGGAAGTCATCCTGGACGAGCAGGCGGCGGCTATGGCGGCAATGCTGGAGCCCAGCAAAGAGCCTGATGAACCTACTGAAGACGATAAACAGGATGGAGTTGATGAAGGTGTATGACCTACGCCGAGAAGCTAATCAGCGCCTACATGTCCAGCCGGGATCGCCTTATCAAAGAGATCAAGCGCCGGGTATTCTGGGGCCGCAGCGCTGATCAGGAACGTGCCCTGCTGGATGCCATTGACGTGGAGATTGGCAGGTTAAACAAAACCGTAAAGGAATGGACCCAGGCAGCAGTACAGGAATCGTTTATCGGCGGTGCCATGGATGCATACAAGATCATCTCCCCCACTGCCGTCATGCCTGCCTATAGCGCGTTTACGGGTATGCACACCCGAGCTATTGAGATGCTGGTGCATAACACGCAGGGCTACCTATTCATCACCAATAACCTGATTGCCCGGCAGGCCGCTGATACCGTCCGGGAAATCGGGCTATTTATGACCACCCGTAAGTTTGGTGAAAACCTCACCTGGAATCAGATGAACAAGGAAATGCAGAAGGTCCTCATTGACGAAAAGTTCTTCACCGTTCCCTGGCGCAATGGTCGGGGCAGCATGCGGGTGGACAGTTACGCAGAGTTGGTGGCCAGGACCACAACGGCAGAGGCCACCAACACCGGCACGATCAATCAGATGACCGAGATGGGCGAGTACCTGGTGAAGATGAGTGCCCATAGCACCACCTGCAAGATCTGCGCACCCCGTCAGGGCCGGGTGTACAGGTTGAAAGACTTCCAACCTGGAGATGAACGGCAGGCATTCCCTTTCATCGCCCAGGGTATGCCCCGATGGCCAACGTACAAGACGGTGCATCCGAATTGTGCTCATAGATTGCTGCCCTATGTGTGGGGGCAGAAGACCGAGCAGGAGAAGCAGGCAGCGCTTCAGAGTGCTGGCAAGCCCTTCGACACCGATCCGCGCGGCGAGGCTGAAATCAACCGATACAACGCCGCACAAAAGAAGCTGTCCGAACGGCTGCGGGACCGAAAGCAGTGGGAGAAGTACAAAGCCCGCCTTGGAGATAATGCGCCAAAGACTTTCAGCGGCTTCCGAGCCATGAAATCCGCTGACGGTGAGAACTGGGGTAAGCTGCAAGCCAAGTATAAAGCTATGGGGTATTATAATCGCGCCGTTGCAAATGAGCCGGAAATTACCCGCGCAGTGAAGCAGACGGCGCACATGGTTGGCATGAAGCCTGCGGGCCTAGAATATCGAATCAAGAGCCAGGATTCATACATTCGCAAGGTTGAAGCCAATTACAGTCCTGATGGGAATGAGTACGAGGTTAAGGATATTGTACGGTATACCCTTACAGCTTCCCCAAAATCGCTTGCAGACAAAGCCCTTGCTTCGATTGACACCTTTTCCCAAAACGGATATAATACAATTGAGATCAAGAACACTTGGCTCAACCCCATGAACCCTTATAAGGGTGTAAACACAACAATTACAGCACCAAATGGGCAAAAGTTCGAAATGCAGTATCACACGCCTGAAAGCTTTGAACTCAAAAACGGCGAAATGCATAAGCTGTACGAGCAATGGCGTGTGTTGCCCATAGGCAATCCGGAGCGCAGGCCACTGGAAACAGCAATGCAACGCTTGTCTGATTCTCTTACTCGACCTGAAGGCATTGAAAGGGTGAAATAACATGTCAAATTACTACCGGATAAAGGACAAAGGAATAATTGGCCGGCAGGACAGCATGTTTGATTGCTCCATTTTTCAGTCCGGAAAAGGTTGGGTCCCTGATAAGGATCATATTCTGATGGATCGCATCATTGGTTACGAGGCAGACCGGGTTGGCAGTTCAAGCGTCATGGAGCTTCTTGAACCGATCAGCGAAGCTGAAGCGTTGTCAATAACTAAATAATCTGTTTATGTCATCAAGCGCCACCCGAGAGGGCAGGCGCTTTTTACATATGCAAAATCACTCGCCCGGCAGTGCGTTATCTGCCACAATTCGCCCACCGTCTACGGGCGTAAAAGGAGGACGTAAAATGCCACTTACCAGAAAAATCCTTGCTGACTTGGGCGTACCCAAGGAGCACATCGATGCCATCATGGGCAGCCGTGACGAAATCTTGGAAGGTTACTTCACCAAATCCGATGCCGACAAGGCCGCCGCCGATGCAGTAACAAAGGCGCTCGATGAAGCAAAGAAAACCGCACCAGACATCACCAAGCACCCGGACTACATCAAGCTGCAGGAGACGCATGAAGGCTTCAAAAAGCGCACCGAAGCACGCGCAAGCGAAGACTTCAAAGGTGTCAAAGGCAAGTTCTTTGATCAGGTCTATGACAAACTGGACCATACGAAAGACCTAAAGGAACAGCTTGCCAAGATCAAAACCGACTTTGGCGAGTTCTTTGACGATGCCCAGCAGCAGACCCCGCCCCCCGCGGCAACCAACCCAGGATTCAACCCGCCACCGGGCGGTGCTACTGCTACCGGCATACAGCAGCAGATCGATGCTGCACGCGAAACCGGTAACATGCCGCTCGTGGCATCCCTTATCCGCCAGCAGGCGGAACAAGCAACTAAAAAATAAGGAGTGATATTTCATGCCCGCTGGAATCGTAACGTCCGATGTTCTCAATTATTCCGGTATGTTGTTCAACAAAGGCAACACCCGCACCCCGTTCTCTTCCATGATTGCGGCCAACGCTAAGCAGACCAACCATGTGGAGTTTGTTACTGGCCAGGAATACGCGACTGAAGGTGGCGCACAGCCGGCTATCAGCGAAACCGCTTCCCTGACAGCTCCTGCCGCATCTCACGTTACGCGGTCCCAAAAGACCAACGTAACGCAAATTTTCCAGGAGACTGTTGGTGACAGCTATGCCAAGCAGTCCAATATGGGCACGCTTTCCGGCCTGAATGCCGCCGGTCAGCAGGCCAACCCCATCAGCGAGATTGATTTTCAGGTAGCGGCAAAGATGGACAAGATTGCCCGCGACATTGAGTACACCTTCATTCGCGGTGTGTATAACAAGGCTGCAGCTTCTACCGAAATCAATAAAACCCGCGGTATGCTTGCTGCCATCACGTCCAATCTGATGGACCTGGACGGCCGTCCGCTGACACTGTGGGATGTGGCGGACCTGATGAAGCTGGTGTATGAGGCCAACGGCACGCTGAACGGCCTGGTACTGTGGATGGATGCCGTATCTATGTATCAACTGAACGCCGACGCACAGGCCAACGATTTGACCATCGTTCCCGCCGCCCGCGACATGAACGGTATCAAGCTTTCATCCGTCCTGACCCCGTTGGGCCTGGTGAACCTGTACTTGGGCGAGTTCCTTCCCGCCGGCACCATCGGCCTGTTCAACCCCGCTGTGATTGGCCGCATTGAACAGCCTGTGCCCGGCAAAGGCAACTTCTTCCGTGAGCTTATGGCCAAGACCGGCGCAGGCGATACCTATCAGATCTACGGCCAATTGGGACTTGACCACGGCCCTGAATGGTATCACGCCAAGATCAGCAACATCAATCCCAGTTTTGTCAAACCCAAGAGCGGCAAGAAGGTATACATTGAGACTGCCGTGCCTACCGCCGAAGTACTGCCTCTGTTGTCTGGCGTTGTTCTCTCCGGGAACGTACAGGTCAATGATGAAACCGACGCTCTGGCTGTCACTTACACCGGTACGCCCGCATCTGCCGCTACCCTCGCCTATCAGTGGCAGGTGGCCGCTACCGCACTGGGCACCTACTCCGATATCTCCGGCGCCACCAGCGCGACAGTCACCCCGCTTGTGGCCAACGTTGGCAAGTTCCTGCGCTGCAAGGTCACTGCATCCGGTACCGCTGCGGGCGTTGTGTACTCCAACTCCATCGCGATCATCGCCGCCGCCTAATCGCCTGAAAGGAGTGCCCGTCATGCTGTACGCTGATAAAACCATCGCTGATGCATACCATGCTGCCCGGCTGACGGGCACGGCCTGGGCGGCGCTGTCCGACCCGATCAAGGAAGCCGCCCTACAATCTGCCGGCGACTCCCTGGATGCCTATGCGGTGTCCAGGGGCGGCTGGGTGGAGTCATACACACCCGAAACCATACCGACCGACATAAAAAACGCTTGTTGCCTGGAGGCCCTGGAGTTGACCCGGCCTGAAACAGAATCTCGCAAGCGAGCCCAGCAGCAGGGCGTAAAAGCAATCAGTATTGGCGGGGCATCGGAATCCTACACAGATGCGCACGGCTTCCCAGTGGCCATTATCAACAGCCCGCAGGCCCTTGCCCTCTTGCGGCGCTACACCAAACAAACCGGGAGCGGGGTGAGCATCAGGTGAGTGTATTTGATTACCTGTTCACGGATGATATACAGATACGCCACCTGACCGGCACCAACGCCGGTGGAACGAAGACCTACAATCCCCCGCGTGGCCAAGACCCAGCCATCATCAAGGGACGCCTGGAGTTTTCCCGAAAGTTGATCACAAAGGCTGACGGCCAGCAATTTGTTTCCGAAGGCGTCCTTCGCACCGCTGCCGTTGTGGCCACCGGCGACCTGATCATTTACGGCGCCCGGGAATGGCCGGTGCAATATGTGCCTGAAAAGCGCAGCCTATTCAGCGGCATCGATCACAGGGAGGCGAGGCTATAATGGCAACACTTCAAGCGGTGCCCGATGGTCAATACCTCAAAGGGCTGGCGGATGTCACAGCGCGAATTGGACAGATCATATCAAAACAGTCTGATGTGACGGCGGATAGCATGCAAGATATCGTATCAGACATCCACGAAGGCGCTGCTGAGCGTGCTCCCATTGAAACCGGAACGCTGCGTGGAACAGCCTACGATGAGGTGGAAGCCCAGGTCGACCAGGTTGTAGGCAGCGTGCATTTCCCCGAGCCATACGCTGCCGTTCAGCATGAGCACGTCGAGTTTGACCACCCGTTAGGCGGTGAAGCGAAGTATCTGGAAAAAGAAATGCTTGAAAAAGCCGAAAACATGCGCGATCAGCTTGGTGCCGAACTTTCCAAGCTCTTTGGGGGTGGTTGATTGCTTGCCGCCGTGAAAACCTTCCTGGAAACCAAGAGTTACACTAACATCTTTACCGACTTCATTCCTGCCGAGCCTGATGAAATCATCGGGCTTTTTTGCTGGGATCACACCGGCCCACCTATCACTGATGGTACAAGCACCAGGTACGCGCAGGTGCGCGTCCGGCGGTACGATGCCGATCAGGCCCGCGCCGTATGCCAGGCCATCACTACACTGCTGGACAGCGGCACGAACGAAACCCCTATTCCCCTCACTTACCCTGGCGCGGTCATCGGCCGCCCCAGGAGATTCCCCCGGCCGATGGACCGAACCGAAACCACGGTGACCTACTATTCCGAAATCGCCCTATGGGGCAAAACATAAGGAGTGATTCTTGATGCCTGATATCGCATTGAAAGGCTTTTCCAACCTGAAATACTTCCCGCACACGACCAATACATTGGCGTCCTATGTGGTCGCGGCTACTGGTATTCGGCTTGTTGGCACACGGTCCTGTTCTCCGGTTGACAACAAGGCATCGTTCAAAATCCCCGGCGACGATGGATACTACAAGACCGGTTCCGATTGGACCGACACCACCCTGTCCATCGTGGTCAATGAAATGGAGTTGGCCAATATTGCTGCGCTGGCCGGGGCAACGTTTGCTGACGGTGTTCTGTCGGAGTTTGAAACCGACCAAGCCCCCCATGTTGCGCTGTCCTTCTCCGCACTGCTGTCCAACGGTGGGTACAGGCTGTATCAGTATTTTGACGCACAATTGCAGTCCGTCAAGGCTGATCACAAGGCTGTGAAGGAAAACACGAACGATGTCAACACTTACGCCTTGGAATTCCTGTGTGTGGGCCGCCAACTGGATCGCCGCGTTCGCGCCATCAAAGACGTGGCAGAAGGCGCTGCTATCACCTGGCTGGATACCATCGTGGGCACTGTCAAGTACACCGTTACCTATGCCGCTGGAGAAGGTGCCACCGGCGACGCGCCCGTGCAGGCTGCCCTGTGCGTTGGAGAAACGCTTATCACCGCTGCCAATACCTTCGTCAAGACCGGCAAGACCTTCCTTGGCTGGAGCGACGGCACAAACACCTACGACGAGAGTCACGCGGTCACCATGCCCGCTGCGGCTGTTACCCTTACGGCTACCTGGTCCGTGTAATAGCGGCATGACAATTGCGGCGGTGTCCAACATGGGCGCCGCCGCCTGACTTTGTAGGAGGAAAAGCAATGTTTGGAAGAGATAAAAGCATCCGAACATCCCGACCCGTGTCGCAGATGGTGTGCGGTGTTGAAATAAAGAAAATGCCGGTCGGCAAATACCTGGATGCCATGGAACGCATTGGCGGGATCCTCATGGACCTGATAGAGGACGCTTTCCCCGGAATGAAGCCGGGCGATATCCTGGCGCAGCTCACCGTGTTGACGTCGGAAGATTTCCGGGCACTGGCCGTTCGACTGCTTTCCGTTGTACCCGGCAAGGCCATAGAGATCATGGCCACCATCATGGATGTGGATATTGCGGTCATTCGTGACAGACTATCCCCCGCCGAATTGATGCAGGTATGGACGGCCTTCTGGAAGCTGAACGACCTGACTGATTTTTTTATGAACGTGCGCAGCGCCGTCCTGCCGATGTTACGCACGACTACGAAGAAGGCGAGTATTGGCTCCAGCGGCTCACAGCCGCCTGTAAGTCAATCGGAATCAGCAAGCAGGAAATGATGCTCGATTACTACTTGGACGAGCTGATGCTTGTCTTGGACGCATATGCCGATATGCACAAGATTGAAAAAGAAGACAAGCCAGTAGAAAAGTTTGCTGATGAATTTTAAGGCGGTGGGACTGTGGCCAATGAATTGGATGTAGGCGGAATTGTCATGCGAATCCGGGCCGACGCCACCGGTGTGCTCGAAGGCGCCCGGCAGCTTGAAACCGCCATGGCGCAAATGCGCACCAGCAGCGACAAGGCAGGGGCCGCCGTGGAGAAGTCTGCCGCCCAGGAAACAAAGGCTGTTCAGGGCGCTGCTACAGCCACTACCAAGGCAGGGCAGCAGATGACCCAAAGCCATCAGCAAATGGGCAAGTCCGCCGAAGAAGCCAGCGCCATGCAGTCTGTGGCGTATGCAGGCATTGCCGCTGCCGCCGGAAAGATGATTAACATCGTGCTGGGTGCGGTGGACAGGGGCATTGATGCCCTGACCAAGTATCAGACGGCCATCATCGGCGTGCAGTCTATCGCCGAGGGTAAGGGCATCGGCTCAAACGCTTTGTTGACGGGGCTTGATGGCCTGATTGACAAGTTCTTTGATGCGACCGCTGCCGCTACAAGCCTAAGGAACCTTCTTTCACGCGGCTATACCCTGGATGAGGCGGTTGCTTCCATCAATCGGCTGAAGGACGCCGCCGCTACAGGGCGGCAGGCAAGTATGTCCATTGCGCAGGCCGTTACAAGCGCCACTGAAGGCTTGAAAAACGAAATGTCCATCTTGGTGGATAATGCCGGCGTTACGAAAAACGTCAGCATTATGTGGAAAGAGTACGCCAAGGAGCTAGGTGTAGGCGTTGAATCCCTCACCCAGGCGCAGAAGGTCCAGGCCGAATACAACGGCATCATGACTGAAACTGAACATATGGTCGGGAACCTTGAGAAGGTCAGCAAGACCCTAGCCGGCACGCAGGCCGAAGCTGCCATGGCAAGCGAATTGACTTCCAGGAGTTACGGCAGTAGCATGGCCCCAGTCGTGGGGCTGCTGACGGAAGGATTCACGCTGTTTCAGAATATTCTACGCGGCACGGTTGATACGCTTCCGTCCCTGACCGCCGGTTTAACTACTGGCGGCGTTGCCATGCTTGGGCTAGCTATCGTTTTGCCTGCTGGTTCTATCGCACTTGAGCAGTTGAA